TACATAATCGGGGTGGCATGTAGCGATAAAGTTATAGCAACTTTGTCCATGTCATCCCCCTTTATTATGCCGACAAAAAATGGCACTCCAAAAATAATACTGGAGGACAGTCCGATTCTGCCTGTCGGTACAAACAATTTGAAACGTAAACTTAAAATAAATACTATGACACATTATTTGTATTTGATACCTATGGTATTTGTTGCTATATGTATCATTGGAATTGTTGTTTCCCCATTTCAAACTAAAAAAGGCTAAAATGGAAACACTGGAGCTGATTTACAAACCAGGGATGGTTGAAGGCGGAATCCTGAGTAAAAAGGTATATTACTTTTATATTCAAATGTTCCTCAGGAATGACGATGTAATCACACTAAAAATCAACCTTAACTAAGGATGAAGGCACTGTAGGACGGGCTATTAATATATAGTCCGTCTTTTTTTATGACTAACATTGTAAACTTATTTAATACTTAAAAAAATGGAAGAGCTAATTTTGAAAAACGGTAGGAAACTCATGGTTTATGAGTTTTCTTTTAGAGGCATGGCTGGTGAGGTAAATACCATACTCCATGCCAAATGGGCTGATGACAATCGCCAGGTACAGTTAAAAAAGGTAATGCATTTAATGTCAGAGCGGGACAATGAAATGGTAACAGATTGGATTAACAGTCTGGGTCTGTACAATGAACAGAATGCAATTGCCTGGGTTTATTAATGAAATGTAGTGGGTTCGGCTTAATATGTAAGTCGTTCCCACTTTTTTTATGACCGGAATGAAATGAACTTTAAATGTTAAACTTAATAAGTGAAATGCTATGGTAAAACCAATGCCTAAAGAAATGAAAGAGAAACTCCAAAAGGAGAGGCTCATTCATGAAATCCGGGAAAGGATTATCCCTGATAAAGCCTATCGGACAAAGTTTCCTGAACCTAAAAAGGTTCCTCTCATACTCCCGGAGGACTTTACCGGGACGGATCTGAAACGTACTAAAAAACTAATGAAAGGACATAAGAAATGATTAAAATTAATCCAAACACAGGAATTGAATATGTAGACTATTCAAAAGAGAAAAAACCAAAACTAAAATTGGTTGGTAATGATGGGAATGCTTTTGCCATTCTTGGTAATGCATACAGAGTGGCTTGTGCTAATAATATGGATTGGGATAAAATTAAAACTGAAGCCATGTCAGGGGATTATGATCATCTATTACAAACAATGATGAAATACTTTGACGTAGAGTAACATACAAATAAATTTTGTGATAACAAAGGAATTTTGTAACTTACAGGCCTTATATTGTTAATTTAAAAAAACCAAATGAAATGAACAGAGCAAGAAAAAAATGAACTGGAAAAGGTTGCCAGCGAGTTATCCACACTCAAAGACAAACTTGAAGGACTTCGTGATGAAGAACAGGAATACTTTGATAATATCCCTGAGAATCTTGAAGGGAGTGAACGTTATGATGTTTCCCAGGAGGCACTCAGTAATATGGAGGATGCCGGTGATTTGTTCGGGCGTCTTAAAAACTAAATATGTCAGATATAAAAACAGCATCATTAGCAAAGAATCAGTACGGCGAAAAGGTTGTATTGATTAAATTTCCTTATGACCTCGACATGCTATTCAATATTCGTTCTTTACCAGGACGTAAATGGCATGCCGAGGACAAAGTATGGACGGCTCCTATCTTTCCTGAGACAATTAAATCACTAAGATTGTGGGGGTTTGTCTTCAATGAGAAACTGGAAAGTTTTATTCAAAAGACTGACAAACACCAAGACAAAATAGCTGATATAGGTGTCAAAGGATTGAAAGGGGAATTGTATCCTTTCCAAAAGAAAGGTGTAGCCTTTATTGAATCTAACAAAGGACGAGTATTGGTTGCTGATGAAATGGGTTTAGGTAAAACCGTACAAGCATTGGCTTGGTTACAAATGCACTCTGACCTTCGTCCTGTCGTGATTGTAGTCCCTGCTTCACTCAAATTAAATTGGGCAAGGGAAGCTCAAATATGGATGAATAATCCTGAGGTAGAAATATTGTCTGGGGAAAAGTCTTGGACACCTACAGGAGAGATAATCATAATAAACTATGATATCCTCCACAATTGGATTGACAGACTAAGATTAGTTGAACCTAAGGTGCTTATTACTGACGAATGTCACTATTATAAAAGTAATGGTGCTAAACGTACCAAGGCAGTCAAAAGGTTGGCTAAAGGAATTCACCATGTGATAGCTTTGTCAGGGACTCCAATAGTAAATCGTCCTATTGAGGCTTTCAATGCACTAAAGATTATTGACCCAAATCTATTCCCAGACTATTGGTTTTTTGTTCGTAGGTATTGTGGTGCTAAACATAATGGATTTGGATGGGACTTTAATGGTGCCACTCATACTCAAGAATTACATGAGCTCCTCACCAGTACCATAATGATACGCAGACTCAAAAAGGACGTATTGCCTGAGCTGCCCTCTAAGACGTTTTCGTTTGTCCCCTTACAATTACATAACCCAAGGGAATATGAGGCAGCAGAGCGAGATTTTATAGGGTATATCAAAGAGACAAGAGGACAGGAGATAGCCGACAGGATGTCAAACGCCGAGGTGTTGGCTCAAATAGAAGTATTGAAACAATTGGCAGTGAAAGGCAAATTAAAACAGTCAATAGAATGGATTGAAAACTTTTTAGAGTCCGGATTGAAACTGGTTGTGTTTGCTAATCATAGGTTTGTTATTGAAGAACTAATGCAACACTTCAGTTATATTGACAAGACAAGAAAAATCATTGACAGAGTCGTTCGTATTGATGGTAGTGTTTCTCAAACTGAAAGACAGAAAGCGGTAGACACCTTCCAGAAGAACCCTGATTGTCGTTTGTTTGTTGGTAATATAAAAGCCGCTGGTGTAGGTATTACATTGACTGCCTCATCAAATGTTGCTTTTCTTGAACTGCCCTGGACTCCTGGAGACCTTACTCAAGCTGAGGATAGAGTTCACCGTATTGGACAAAAGGATGGAGTCAATATTCATTACCTGTTAGCAGTTGATACCATTGAGGAAAAGATTGCTAAACTGTTAGACAGCAAACGTAAGATATTGGATGCTGTATTGGATGGTAAAGCAACTGATCCTGGATCATTATTAAGTGAATTATTAAAAGAATATGTGTAACCAAAAATTTAAAAATGAAAACAACAAAACTTGAAAAACTTAATGCTTGCTATGACACAAGAGTGTATGTAAATACTCAAAAGACTGTAACCGCAGCTTGGCAGAATTGTGAAAGAGGAGACTGGATGCTTTGGCTTGCCAAGAAACTTGGAGTTGATGATAAGAAACTAACAATGGCAAAGGCAATGTGTGCAAAACAGGTTGAACATCTAATGAAAGATCAAAGAAGTAAAGATGCTCTTCAGGCTTGTTTTGATTATGTAAATGGGAAGATTACGAGAGAACAATTAAATGCTGCTGATGATGCCAGAAAAACATCGTTAAAAAAATCTGCCGATATATGCAGGGAATACCTAACTGAAGAAGTAATTACCAAATACAAAAGGTTGAGATAAATGGAAAACATCAACCTACTTCGTAAACTTGCTTGGTCATTCCATAAGTCAACAGGATTAGATTGGGATGACTTATTTCAAGAGGCAGCATTAGCCTACCTTGAAGCCCGTGATAAATATAACAGTGAAAAAGGTAAACCCTCTACCTATATATGGCGAGTGGTTGTGTACCGATTGAATTGTTATTTGTCAGATGAAAGGAATGCCACAAACGGGTTATGCCCAATAGAGGAAGCAATGTTTCAACAGGCTCCCTCTACAACCTTCTTGGAATCATTGACAAAGGATGCAGAAGAGATAGCAAATATTGTCCTTTCTTCATCAAAGAAATTTGTCACTTTACCAACTGAGATGGCAGAAGATAGGATAGCCCATTTGTTGGAAAGGAAAGGTTGGGACTCACACCGTATCGAGAACGGGATAACTGAATTAAAAATGGCATGTAGTTAATCCAAAATTTATTCGTATAATATTAACAAATAAAACTATGAAAACTTTACTGAAACTTTTATTGATTATTTTTATAATCCCTTTGAGTTTTACTCATTGTGAAAAAGAGCCCATGTATTATTGTTGGGAATGTTATCAATACGATCAGACAAATGACACTGCAAAAGTACAAGGACCTTTTGATGAATGTAATCATACTATTGAATTTATGAAATACTTTCAAGAGTCAATGTCATACAACAAAGGTGACACTATTATCAGGACTTGGAGATGTACCATTAAAAATCAATAAATTATAAAACTATGAAAACAATTATTGCTTTCTTCGTAGCCATTGGTCTATGGTTTGTCAAACTTTACAGAAAATTTAACCCGTATTGGAAAGAAAAGAAACCTGCTCCTGTAACCAGGACGTATCTACCTTCTATTGCGGAACCGGTTAAGTATGCCCAGCGGATGGTCCCTCAGCATAACAATCGTAAGAATACGAGAGGAAGACTCATCCAGTATATTAATGTAGGAGAAGGAAGACAACGAGTTATTTATCATTCAGCAAGATAATGAAAGCACAATACAAAAATGGAAGAGTTCCTTGGAATAAAGGTAAGAAAACAGGATTGTATTTAGGGAAAACTTTGGAACAAAGAAAGGAATTAGGATGGATTTAATTCAATTATATTCTGATTATTCAGTAGACTATAAGACTGAAGGACATAAGCATTGTCATCCAGGGTGGGTGAACACCCCTTGTCCTCATTGTACAGGGAACCCTGGTTATCATCTTGGATATAACCTGCAAAATAATTATTATTATTGTTATAGGTGTGGATGGCATCCTATAGAACCCACCATAGCAAAACTTCTATCAATTAATTATAAAGAGGTTGAGAAAATCCTCAAACGGTATGGCATACTTGTACCAAGGGTAACCAAATCAGATACCCAGGTCACCAAAGTTGTTGAACATCGTATGCCATCCGGTACAGGTCCTTTAATGAAAAACCATAAACTGTATTTGGAATCCAGGGGCTTTGATTCAGACCTGTTAGAACGTACTTGGAACCTTGTAGGCACAGGGCCAGTCAGCCTGTTAGACGGGTTAAATTACAAGTTACGTATAATAGCCCCAGTTATATGGGATTCTCAAGCAGTCTCTTTTATTTCGCGTGACATCACAGGTAAAAGTTCTTACCGATATATAACTTGCCCAAAAGATAGGGAATTAATACTTCATAAACATATTTTATATGGAAAGCAAGATGAATGGAGAGACACAGCAATCTGTGTTGAAGGCATTACCGATGCATGGCGTTTCGGAACCCAAGCAATTGCTACCTTCGGAATTCAATTCACTACCCAACAAGTCAGAGAGATGCGGAATTTTTTCAAACGAATCATGGTTGTATATGATGATGATCCACAGGCTGTGGTGCAGGCTTCAAAACTCGTTAGTGAATTAAAGTTTAGAGGAGTAGATGCTAAACGGATTGACATTGTAGGTGACCCTGGAAGTATGAAACAAGAGGATGCTGATTATTTACTAAAACAATTAATATGAGTAAACCAAAACGACACAGGCTTACCGTTACTCTGGAAACAGGTGAGGTAAAGAAACTTCTTATTCCAATGTCCTTTAGTGATCAGGACATAGTATGGTTCCTCCATATGAAATATGGACGACAAAGTTGGTTACAATATTCAATAAAAAAAGTTGCATAAAAATTTAATACTTTAAAACCATGTCAAAAAACAGTAATGAAATAGCAGACGGAATGGTAGGAGGATGTTGTGGTATAGTTGCAACTGGCCTTCTTATCATAATTGTCATAATTATAATTATTGCAATCTTTTAAATTATGACACAGGCAGAAAACACTTGGCCTAATTGGCATACACCGCCTAAACGACCATTAATCAGACATCACTGGATTCCTGTTGAAGGAAAGTTCAAGACTGATCAATGTGTAATTTGTGGAACCATTCGTAAATGGGAACAGGATCAGCAGATGTACTCATACTTTGCTTTCTGGATTAATGGTGCTCCAGCAAAGCATTTAGGTTATAGAGCACCTGGATGTATATTACCAAATACTAAATTACCTAATACTTAAAATTATGAAAACTACATTACCTGTTTTAGGAACATGGGAATGGATCATAATAGGATTCATTTTCATTGGATTTTTATGTGTTGTCAGAGTTATATATTGGGGATGGAGAGATGGAAGAAAACCAACTCCAAACGATCTTCTCTTTGATTTAAAATGGAAGATAGAATATTGTATTCTTGACGAACATAGTGAACTCTATCTTTTCAGGCAAATCAAAGAACTCCGGTTGCGTTCAGACATTAATAAAGAGCACCTTTCTGTATTGGAGGCAGAGTTTAGAAGGAGGTTCTCCGTACTACATGAAAATGACAAATTTTGAGCAAAGTTTTATATTGTTTAACTTTGCCCAAACAAGTTGAAAAGAGTATTCACCAAATTTAAAATGATGAAACGAATGAAACTTCTACTCTTGTTACTTCTAACATTTGCAATATGTAAGGCTCCTGAATACAGGACCTTGTATATTGAACGAGCGGAAAAGATTTCCAAGTATGATTATATTTGGAAAGTAATCTGCCAGGTAGAATCTAACAATGATCCTCTTGCATACCATATGGAAGAAGATGGATGGCCAGCTGTTGGTATCTCTCAAATTCGATGGGTAAGATTAAAAGACTACAATGGTAGGACTGGACATAATTATAAAATGAAAGACATGTATGATCCTATCAAGAATAGACAGGTATTCATGTACTATGCCAACCTACTGGATGACCCAGACAAAATAATAAGGAAGTGGAACGGTTCGGGGCACAAATCCTATAAATATTTGAAAAGGGTACAAGCTATTTTAAAGAGTACCATACCTTAATAGGTGTATCAAAAATTTTTCGTATAATATGTTTGTAGGTTACAATGAAATTACATATATTTGTAAATCAATTAGTAAGTATAATTTATAAGGCGGTATGAAAAAGCATAGCTTCATTTTTTTAAGTTTTCGTGATTTTCATAATTGGATTTTTTGGTTAACATGTCAGAAGGGAGTAAGTGCCGCCTCACTGAAACCTTCTGATTTTTTATCTTAAGATCTATTGAAAAAATTTATATCTTTGTAATGATGGAAAGGACTAAATTTAACCAAGTAACCAAGACAATTAATATTACAGGAAAGGCCTTCATGAAAGCCGGCGCAATCATCGTAAGAATCATGATAAATGAAAATACCCTCCGACAGTTATATAAAGAAGAAAGAAAGAATACTTTGTTGGCACCCCAGAAAAGTAAGCCAAGCAAAGAAGATAGGAATATACAATATTATCCATTAGCCAAACAATTATCCAAAATTATTCAAATCAAGAAAAATGTAAAACACACCCAACCACAAATTAAACAATGGGCTGATGAAATAAGAAAATTGGTAGAACAAAATGGAATAGAATATGCCCGAATTAAAAACTTATTAGATTGGTATGAAAAAAATATTGGTGGGGAATATATACCAGTAGTTGAATCTGGATATTCATTGCGTACTAAATTTTTAAGGTTGGAAGATGCAGTAGGTAGAAAGAAAACCAAGAAATTTATAGTTGATCCAGATCGTGGTAAATATGTAGAAGGAAATGATGGTGCTTTATATCATGTTCGTTCTGGAGAAAAATATACTGATTAATTATGATTGAGCGTAAAATCCTAATTGGACTAATCACGTCTACAGAGTTTTGTCAAAAGATTAAAGACATCTGGGATCTCCAATTAATTGAGTCCACCACCGCCAAACGTTTGGCAAGTTGGATATGGGAATATTATGCCAAGTATGGTAAGGCTCCAGGCAAGGAAATTGAAACCATCTATTATTCAAAAATCAAAGGTGGTAAACTTGCAGCGGATGTAGCAGAGGAAATAGAACAGGAGATTTTACCAGGATTAAGCAAAGAATATGAAAATAATTCCTTCAACTTGGAATACCTGCTGTCTGAGACAGAGAAGTATTTCAACGAGAGACATCTAACCATACATAAAGAGAATATTGAATCTTTACTTGCTGCAGGACAAGTTGAAGAGGCTGAGAAAATGGCAAAGGAATTCAAGCCTCTTGGAACTTCTACTGGGAAATTAGATGAATTTATTTTAACTGCTAACCAGATAAGGAACAAAGGAAAAGAGCATTCAACAGTTCTTATGAAACCTTGGCTTAAAGAAGGGCAGACTACTATTATTTATGGAACATTTGGTTCAGGTAAATCCTTGTTGGCAATTTCAGTTGCCTATGTACTTGGTGTACGAAACTATGAAGATAAGAAATGTGATATAGTAGAATGGCAGGTAAAGCATCCAACCGGGTGTCTATATATTGATGGAGAGTTAGGTGAACAGGAAATGGAGGAAAGGATAAAACAATTTGAATGGCTTGGAAAGCAACCTCCTGAATATAAGCTTCGAATCCTATCTGTTCCAGAGTATCAGTTGGCAACTGAGGATTCATTCTATTTATCAGATAGGGAAAATCAAAGAAAGATAATTCAATGGCTTAAGGATCATCCAACCTATAAATTGGTAATACTTGATAGTGCCAGTACTTTATTTGGTTTATTAGAAGAGAATAGTAACTCAGAATGGAATAACAAGATAAGTCCTTTTCTTCGCGATCTAAGAGCCCTCAGTGTAGCATGTATATTATTACACCATGCCGGTAAGGACGGCAAGAAGGGGTTAAGGGGTGCCTCTGCTATGGGTGCTATGGCACATAATATATTTAAACTTACCAATCATGAAGGAAAAGTTATTGAAGAAGGGAAAGCCTGGTTTGTTTTAGATAAGGATAAACAAAGAGCTTCAGGATACAGCTTTAAAAAGTTTGCATTACAATATACACAAGATCTTAATAAGACAGAGACACATTGGAAGAAAACAGGAATTGACTTAAATAATTAAATTCAAAATTATGTTTACAATTAGAAAAGAGTTTGCGTTTAGTGCCAGTCATGTATTGGCTAACTTACCTGAAGACCATCCCTGTTCAAGGGTTCACGGTCATAATTACATCGTGACTGTTGAATTAAAAGACAAGAAACTCAACGATGCTGGATTTGTTTGTGACTACCGGGCATTGGAACCTATCAAGAAGTATATTGATGAAACACTTGATCACAGACATTTGAATGAAGTCCTTCCTGGTCAACCCTCTGCTGAATTAATAGCAAAGACAATCTATTGGAAATTTAAACCGATGTTCAAACAACTCTGTGCAGTAGAAGTGAGTGAAACCCCCAAAACAAAAGCACGCTATGATGGTTAAACAAATTATTCCAGCTGATCACCATCTTACTCGAAAAGAGTTTCAAAAGGATGGTGATAATTTTCTCCATGTATCAGAATTTTACTTTGATACAATTCAGGGGGAAGGGATTCATATAGGGGTGCCAGCAGCCTTTCTACGTCTACAAGGTTGCCCGTTAGGTTGTTCCTATTGTGACACTACGGAGGTGTGGAGATATGGTACTCCTTGGACTTTTGATGAATTAATTCGTCTAATTGATGCAGCTGGATTAAATACAAAACTGTTGAATGGACATCACTTGGTGATTACAGGTGGAAGTCCTTTGCAACAGCAGGAAAGGTTATACAATTTCATAAAGGCTTTTGAATCCTACTTTGGGTTTCTCCCCTTCATTGAAATAGAAAATGAATGTACAATTTTACCAAAAACATATTTTGCCAATCTTATAGCCTGTTGGAACAATTCTCCAAAACTTGAAAGCTCTGGTGTTAAATTTGAGGATAGGTATAAACCAGATGTCATTCAGGTTACTGCTAATAATCCAAGATCCTGGTTTAAATTTGTTATTTCCAAGGAAGAGGATTGGGATGAGATTGAAACTGGATTTCTTATGCCAGGGTTAATAGGAATACGTCAGATAATCTTGATGCCCGAAGGTGCTACAAGAGAAGAATTGGAACGAAACAGAGAATTAACCGTAGAATTGGCTGTACAGCACGGAGTTAGGTATAGCACCAGGGAGCATATTGTCCTGTGGAATAAAAAAATTGGGGTTTAGTCAAGCATGTTCCAAATATTTTTCGTATAATATGTTTGTTAGGATAAATCAATAGAGTAAAGAAACCCAGGTAGTCCAAGTGAATCAAAAATAAAAAGAAACCCATATTCATAAAGTGAATCAAATTAAAAAGTGAATATCAATTTTATTTAATTATTTCTATTACTAATTTAAAAATCAAATTTTATGGCAGAATTGAAAGAACTGCGGTCCGCCGCAAAAGAATTGGTTAGCGTACTTGGTCTTGTTGACAAGAAGAAAAAAGACATTGTTATCACCAAAGACATGGATGAGGATGATCTCACCAAGATTATCACCGATGCTCTTCCACTTATTGATCCCGCCCAGGATGAATTCTCAGATGAAACCCAGGAAGTAATTGATGAACTCAATGGTGGTGATGCAGAGGAAGTTGAAGAAGAAGAAGAAGAAGAGGAAGAAGTCCCCGCTCCTAAGAAAAAAGGCAAACCGGCTCCTGTAGTTGAAGAAGAGGAAGAAGAGGAAGAAGAGGAAGAAGAAGTTGCTGAAAAGATTCACAAGAAAAACATCGCCAACAAAAAGGTGAACTCAAAAGAGGACGTTGAAGAGGAAGAGGAAGAAGATGAAAAACCGAAAGCAAAGAAATCCGGCAAGACTCCTCCGAAGGGTGTGAAACCCAACTTCAAGAAAGAAGGTTCAATGGCACAGTTTATGGACGACACCGTTAAGGCTGGGGGAACCTGGGACGAAATGGCAGCCGCCTGTAAAGAGGAAGGTGAATCAAGAGGTGTTACAACCAAGTTCACTTCAAGTGTTATCAAAGCCCATGTTAAATTCCGCGTGAGCAAAGATCCTAAGTTTCTTGGCAAACTCAAAATGAAAGAAAATGGGGTTGAGTGAGGATTTAATCCAATCACTCTTACGACAGATAGGGGAAGATTCTGAGAGGGAAGGCCTCAAAGAAACCCCCTGTCGAGTCGTAAAAAGTTGGAAGGAATTATATGCTGGGTACGGAGTAGATGTACCCAGCATATTCACTACTTTCGTTGATGTTCATGGCTACAACCAAATTGTTATTTGTAAAGATATTGAAATGTATTCTACCTGTGAACATCATATGTTACCGTTTTTCGGTAAGGCTCATGTAGCCTATTTGCCAGACAAAAAAGTAGTAGGGCTATCTAAACTCGCTCGGATCGTTGATGTGTTCTCTCGTCGCCTACAAATACAAGAGAGGATTGGAGAACAAGTTACCGATGCTATAATGGACAATTTAAAACCCAAAGGTGCAGCTTGTATTATTGAAGCCAGTCATTTATGTATGCGTATGCGTGGTGTAAATAAACAGCAATCAACTATGGTTACGTCATCACTTCGTGGTGTCTTCCTGCAGGACATTGGTGCCCGTGCAGAATTACTTGAACTAATAAAACTCTAAGTTATGTCAAACATTGTTATAACTGGTGCCAGCTCTGGCATAGGAAAGGCTCTTTATGAATCCTTCTATGAAGATACAGCATGGAGATGTAGTAATGGAAGACACTTCTCCAAAAAGGAAGTAATTGGAATAAGTCGAAGAGGTCCTGATATTAAATTTGATATCAGAGGTGAATTTCCTGCCCATCCTTTTGTAAAAGATGTCAGTTGTTTAATCAATTGTGCTGGTATTATGCCTTTAGATGAATCAGAAGGGGAAGATATATTCAATGTAAACTTCTGGGGCACTTATAAAATGATTTGGAATTTACGTTCTGAATTTATGAAGGATTGTTGCATAATAAACATTGCATCTGTCTCTGGAATAAAACCAGATCCTGATCTTCCAATCTATGCTGCATCAAAAGCTGCAGTCATATCTCTTACCAAAAGTTATGCTAAATTCTTTGCTCCTCATTTTCGAGTGAACTGTATTAGCCCAGGTTTTTATAAAACGAATTTGGTTTTGGGAGAGATACCACACGAATTGATTAATACTATACCAATGGGGTATGCTGATAACCCAGTCAATTTATATCCTGTTGTAAAAATGATTATTGACAATAAATATATAACAGGTTCAAATATAATTGTGGATGGAGGTGTGTCATTATGATGAATTCATTAACCTATTTAACTCGGAGGTGTCCACGTAGATGTGGATATTGTGCTTTACGTGATGCCAAAGGGCTCGGTCCTGAACTATCCCCGGAACAATGGATAGAGGCATTTAAAATCTTGAAAGAGATTGGTGTGGAATTTAATCTTATCCTTGGTAATGAAACATGGTTACTTGGTGAGGATTTGATAACCATACTCAAAGAGAACAAGGTTCCATTTGCTCTATACACCACAGCCCCTGAACCTCTTTGGACAAACTACCGTGACAAGTTTTTTGAAAGCGGTGTATTGGACAACCTATCCTGCGGGATGGACTATCCAATCATTGAAGGGTTATATGTTGAGGATGATTCCTACCATAAATCTAAGAGTGCTTTGGAGGCTTTTAAATGGATTAAAGAAAAATATCCAGAGGTTGATACACAAGGAAACATTACTGTTCACAAGAAAAACCTGTCTTATGTTCCATTGCTTGTAGCCCAGCTGTCTCAGATGGGTGTGTTTGTAGGGATGAACTTCATACACTGGAATTCCGACGGTAACTTTGATTTCTTTCCTGGTAAAGAAGAGATAGCTGATTTACTTTTCAGTCGTGAGGATTTTCCAGAGGTAGTTAAAACCTTAGCAAGAATATTACAAAATCCAGGGTTGTTACAAAATCCCGAGATTGTTCAAATGATAGCAAACAAACCTGAATTACTTTTAATGAATTGGCATTGTATGGGAAACCCTTACGGGGGACCTTCAATTGATTCCGATGGTTCATTAAGAGTATGTGGATACAGACGGGGAACTCGTACACCAAAGATATCTATATTTGACTTACCTGAGAAACTTGATGAATGGAAAGAGGCAGTTTATAATGATGCCTGGGATTGTCCAGGTTGTAATTGGGCCTATCCAATGATGGTTCATTATTGGGAAGAGAATGATAATGCAATGGGACGTGAGGTATTTGTCAAACATGCTGGCAATCATATTGAAAAGAACAAATGGTCTAAACGAATAATTGACAAATGAAAAGCTACGACGAAAAAACAATTGAATTATTAAACTCTACCATATTAAATGATGAGTTTAATGATGAACAACAAAACAAGGAAGCCTATGGTGGCCTTATGAGTGGGGAAAGGATTATGAATGACCTCATTTTAAAGGCTGGAAATGTTCTAAGGGAACCATTTACAATACTGAATATTGGTGCTGGACAGGGAACCACAGAAAGGATATTTGAAGATTCAGCGGTAGAGGATTTGTATGATATGGAACCTTGTCTTACAAGGAAGACTGATAATGCTATAGAAGGTTGGTGTGAGAACATACCAGCAGAGGTACGAGCATTCAATCTAATTCTTTGCTGGGGTGTCTTATGCTTTGTAAGAAGCCTACCAGAAACATTGGTACAATTTAACCGTGTCTTAAAGACTGGTGGATTCCTCATTGTTGATACCGTTGCCTATACCACTATGCCTTTAGCACAAACAGTTAATCCAGATTGCTTTGTAAGGTATATGAGTATGTTTGGATTTACTTTATATGATAGGGCTGGGTTTGGTCCGGAGTATCATAACAGAGTTGGTTTCCTTTTCAAGAAGACTGAGGATTTTAATCCAGCCAGGATGAGAATGCCACAGAGTACTGGTGAGATTAAAAACTATTTGGTTGAAAGAGATTGGTATTTAAAATAAATTATATGAAAGAAATAAAGTATGATTTGGTTTTACTCCTTAGTGGAGGACTGGATAGTGCCTTGTTACTTGAAATAGCATTGGCACAGAAAGCGGAGCCTTATTGTCTGTTAATTGATTACGGACAGAAGCATATTGCGGAGTTGGATTTTGCTACTCAACTCTGTTTGGAAAAGGATGTAAAACATCAATCTATAAGGATTGAAAACTTCCTTGTTTCCTCCAAACTTACAGATGGTAAGAAGTTATACCCAGGTGTTTCTGAATGGCATGTGCCTTCCAGGAACTTAATATTTATTTCACTCGCAGTGAGTATTGCTGAGAGTCTTGGAATTCCTACCGTATGGTACGGGGCAAACTATGAAGACAGGGAACATTTATTCCCAGACTGTTACCAGGAGTGGGTTTACTCGTTGAACAAACTGTTGGAAATAAATGGCAGTATGAAGGTTCAAGTGGAAGCACCTCTGCTGGGAATGCAGAAAAACACAATCAAAGAAATGGCAAAACATTTTGGTATTAATAACGATAAAGTATTCAGCGGCTATGGACAATGACAAAACTTTCACAAAATTAGTGGACAAGCAATATAGTCCACTTGTAATCAGGAAATTTACCCATTGGGGATTTCCAATCTATGTTGGTTTAATTACCGATGATGATCTTACAAACTTGGATGACATCTGTACTGAGTTTGTAAAAGCAAATATAGCAAATTGGGCTAACAATATTCAACTACTGCGTAACTTTGCAGGAGCCTTCTGTGATCATTTGAATACAGTGTATCCAAAAACTGAAGGTGTTGCTGTCGTTTTCTATGTTGACAAATGTTTCATATCTTCTCTATTCGGGGACTTTATGAATCATGAGTCATGCCGTATTGAGTTCTACGGATTACTTAATATGAGTACAGGAGTATGAAAAAATATATAATCATAGCCCCGCATGCCGACGATGAAATAATAGGATGTTATGAATTGTTAGCCAAAGGATTAGTGGAAAAGGTTTTATTCTTTACCAGTAAGGATTGTGAAGAGGCTATTCCTTCAAGTGAACATTTTGAATTTAGTATTGGTTTGGTTGAAGAACATGACTTTCCAATAGTAAGTAATATGATTTATCTTTTCCCTGATCCTACGACTGAAACTCATCCATTACACCGATATTTAGGGAATCTCGGGGAAGAGTATTTGCGCCGAGGAGAGCCTGTTATTTTTTACACGACTAATATGTTAGCTCCTTACTTGCATGAGGTGTCACAGGCAATGCTTAAGGCTAAATGCCTGGATAAACTGTATCCGAACAAACGAAGCCTGTGGGAGTATGACCATAAGTATTTCCTCTTTGAAGGGTACACTCAATGGATGATGCAATGGCGAGATTAATCCTTGTACCACAATACCCTACCAAACTGAGATATCAGGAGTGGTGGTGGACAGAGTTTCCAAAGTGGTTCAAATGCTTTATGGAAAAGGTTATTGTCCTGGGGCAGTCTGTTCAAGATGGTAGGAGGGGTATAGGTTTTGAGTTTGCCCCTACGACTGCTGCCATACAATTTGAAGCACAGCAAATCAAAGAGTATATGGAACTTCAATTGGAAAAGGATGATGTCCTGTTACTTTGTGATTTAAGTTATCCAGGGTTATTTGCCAATGTTCTATTCCATAAACGTCCTAAGAAATGTTATGCCATATGTCATGCCACAAGTAAGAATGCTTATGATTACTTTGCCAAGGACAGGGAAAATAAATATCCTGTTGAAAAGGCAACGGCTAAACTGTTTGACAAAATCTTTGTAGGGTCCCAATATCATGCTAATAAACTTGGCTGGGATAATATTGTGGTCCATGCCTTACCAAACCCACCATTTAAACCTGTTCATAGGGACAAGATATATCAAATAGTGAATGTCTCTCGTCCAGGGATTCAAAAGAGAACTCGCAGGGTAGAAAAATTTGTTCAAAAGAGGACTGGTATAAATATCCTTTACCCAGGTGAGTTTCATATTTGGGATTTATATTATGAGTTCTTAGCAAAATCAAAGGTATTGTTAATTACTTCAAAGGAAGAGACATATGGTTACCAGGTAGTTGATGCAATTTTAAATGGTTGTATCCCAATAGCACCAAGGGCATACAGTTATCCTGAATTACTACCTGATTGGTGTTTGTATAGTACAAAGGAAGAATGTGCTTTTAAAGTGGAGGGAGCCTTAAAGCACTCAATGACTTTTCCAAAGTTATTAACAAATGAGCCCGCCAGGTTATTTTTCCCAGACTTATCATACATTTTAAATCATGAATAAACCAAGAGTTCTTTTAGATTCAGGAGCCTACACCGCTTCCAGGAAAGGAAAGGTTATTGACAGAGAAAAATATGCTGAGTATTTAAAAGCTAATTCAGATAATTTTACTGGTTGTATAAACCTTGACGTAATTGGAGATGGTGAGAAAAGTTATGAAAACTGGAAATGGTTTAGAAGTCAGGGAATTGATCTTATCCCTGTTTACCATGCAGCTACACCAGAAAAGTTCTTACGAAAGTATTTAGCACATACAGATTATATTGCGCTGGGTGCTATTGCTAACCTGGCAACCAAACAGAGACGTGATGCCTTTCACGATTTATGGATTAGGTATTTCCTTGATCCTAAAGGTATGCCAAGAGTTAAAGTTCATGGATTGGGATTAACTGCTATTCCAATTATGTTTCGTTACCCTTGGTACTCAGTAGATTCCTTTACTCCAGTTATATCAGCTGTCTGGGGAAGTGTATTGTTACCACTTATAAGAGATAATGAATTCCGTTATTTGGAAATGTCAATTTACAGAATATCCGACCAGGCTGTCCATACCAAAGGTATTACAAGCAGTTTTCCAAATCTTCCTACCATTCTAAAGAAGAGATATACAGAATTATTTGAAAAGAATGGGTTTAAACTTGGTGAAATCCGTAATCAAGTAATTCGTCCGAGACGTGGTAAAAAGAATGAGGTTGATTTAAAACCAGAACCCTTATTTTCAATGGCTGAGGAACCAGAGAATCCTGATGAAAGGACTTTAGCCAATCATTGGGAGGAAAGGATGAGGTGGAATCTAACTATGTGGACAAAGTTACAGGAAAGGACACCAGTGTTTCCAAGGAAGTTTGATGAACCATTTCCAACTGAAGAACCCATTATCAAGGGACCGAAGACAATCATGTATATGGGAGTATCAACAACCACACACCTTGAGATCTTTGGTAAAGTTACACCAAAACTTGACATACTTATAAGTTATGCCTACTTGAATGATCCTATTTCTTTAATGATTAAAAAGTATTTAAAATGAAAAGTTACCTATCAGCGGGGTGTATTGTCATTTGTAGACATAAAATACTTTTGGTTCATCCAAAGAATGCCTCATGGTGGGGAACGTATTCAATACCTAAAGGGATAGTTGAACCTGGGGAATCACCTTGGGATGCTGCTTTAAGGGAAACCAAAGAGGAAACTGGATTAAGATTGGAAAAGAGTGATACCATAGGTTGTGTTGGACAGGTTCACTATCCCAATAGTCAAAAGAGTGTATTGGTGTTCCTTGCTCCTTTAACTAAACCAGTAAGTCTTGGGTTTAAACCGAATGATGAAGTTGACTGGGCAGGATGGTTATCATATGAAGAGGCACAAAAAAGGATATTACCACATTTCAAAGATCTTTTAATCTATACAAAAAACTATTGATATGCAAATAAATAAAAAACAACTTCAAGAGGCTTTGGAAATTGTAAAGCCTGGACTCGCTGGTAAGGAGTTAATTGAACAGTCCACTTCGTTTGCCTTTATGAACGGTAAGGTAGTTACCTACAATGATGAAATTAGTATTTCTCATCCAGTAGAGGGTCTTGAACTCGAAGGTGCGGTCCTTGCTGAGAACCTGTATAAATTCCTCAGTAAAATAAAAAAGGATGAGATTGAATTATCCGTTGAGGATAATGAAATTATTCTTACCTCAGGTAAAGCCAAGGCAGGATTAACTTTACAAAGTGAAATAAAACTTCCTTTGGATGAGGAGTTAAATGAAAAAGGGAAGTGGCAAAAACTTCCAGATGATTTCATAAGAGATATTTCTTTCGTAATGACAGCAGCAGGTTCTAATATGAGTCAACCACTTTTAACCTGTGTTCATGTAAATAAGAATGGTTATACTGAAGCCTCAGACGGATACAGGTTAGCAAGACATGAATTAGCAACCGAAATGCCAACAGGTACTTTCCTCATCCCAGCAACTTCAGTTGTTGAAGTATCAAAATTAAAACCTCCTCCAACAAGGATAGCTGAAGGAAAAGGTTGGATTCATTTCCGTAATCCAGCTGGTACAATTATATCCTGTCGTTTGTTTGGTGAGGACAAATATAAAAACATGACACCCTTCCTTGAAATAAAGGGAACAAAACTTTTATTACCAGATAAGCTGGATGAGGTATTAGCACGGGCAATGGTCTTCTCTAAAAGGGATCACATATTGGAAGAGGAAATTGTCATTTCCATTAAGAAAGGCATCTTGTTAATGAAGGCTAAGGCTGACTCAGGATGGTTTGAAGAGGAAGTAGATATGAAAGATTTTACAGGTGATCCAATCCGTTTTGTAATTACTCCATACCTGTTAAAAGGAATTCTGTCAGAAACAAGAGGCTGTGAACTTGTTCATAACAAGATTAAGTTTGAAGGGCAAGGTTGGGTTTATATCAGTGCATTAAAAGATCCTAAAGAAAAGAAATAATGGAAAGCTTCTTTACTAAGAAAGAAATGGAATCTATTTCCCGTCCTGAGGGGAAAAAATTATCTTGTCAAGCATGTGGATTGTATCGAGATGTCAAAAGTCCTAGGATGAAACCTTTTGGTAACTTTAAGAAAAAAATTCTTATAGTTGGAGAGGCACCAGGTGAGGTAGAGGATATGAAAGGGAAACCTTGGCAGGGGAAAGTTGGCAAACTGTTACAAAGGACAATGGAAAGTCTGGGTATTGATTTGTTTGAAGACTGTTTAAATATCAATGCCTGTTTGTGCCGACCTACAGACAAACAAGGAGAGAACCGACCACCTTCTAATATTGAGGTGGAATGCTGCCGAAAGACCGTATTGCGTACGATAGACGAGTACAAGCCCCACCTAATACTCCTTCTCGGGAATTCAGCCTTATTTAGCCTTGTAGGGCATCGCTGGAAAAAGGATTTAGGTGGCATTACAAAGTGGAGAGGGTACACAATCCCTGACCAGGATTTCAAATGTTATCTTTGCCCCACATTTCATCCCAGCTTTATTGAAAGAAGTTTAGATCCTAAAGGGCGTTCAGTTGAAGAGGTTATTTGGAAACAGGATTTGAAACAAGCATTAGATTTATTGGAACGTAAATTTCCAGAGTATTTAGAACCTGGTATAGATGTAATTGAAGACCTGTCTATATTGAAAAAGATTAAAAGTCCTGAGATTGCTTTTGATTATGAGACAACGGGATTAAAACCACACGCCCCAGGTCATCGTATCGTTTGCTGTTCAATAGCTGATAATGAGAATCATGCTTATGTATTTATGATGCCCGAGACAAGGAAAGAAAGACAACCGTTTATTGATTTATTACTCAATCCTCATATAGGTAAAATTGCTCAGAACATGAAATTTGAGCATACATGGAGTAAAGTACGTCTTCATGTCGAGGTACAAAAGTGGCAGTGGGATACTATGTTGGCTACTCATGTGTTTGATAACAGAGCAGGTGTGACTGGATTAAAGTTCCAAGCCTATGTACAATTCGGGATCGTTGATTATTCAAGTGATATTGCTCCTTACCTGGAATCCAAAGATAATAAGGATGGTAATGGATTGAACAGAGTTCTTGAATTAGTCAGTAAATCTGAGGGGAAAAAGAAATTGCTTAAATACTGTGCGTTAGATAGTGTTTATGAATTTCGTTTAGCAAAGAAACAGTACGTTGATACTTTACCATTTTAATTATGAGATATATCCCAAAATTTGAAGAGGCATACCAGTTACTCCATAATGGAATACTTGCTTTAGCCAATGCTGAACAGCAAGGACTCCGTGTTGATACAGAGTATATTGATCAGAAAATGAGAGTGCTTGCTCATAAAATTGAAAAGTTGGAAACTGAATTTAAACAGACAACCTTTTTTAAACATTGGCAGCACTCAACAAGAGGTACAATAAATATTCATTCGGGAACTCAATTAGGGATATTCCTTTATAGAGTAAAGAAAATAAAAGTTGAAAAGGAAACTATATCTGGACAGGGGGCAGTGGATGATGAAGCTCTGAGGCAAATGAATATACCAGAACTGGACAACCTGTTAAAAATCCGTAAACTGAAAAGGGTTCGTGATACTTATTTAAGTGCTTTTCAAAGGGAACAGGTAAACGGGTATCTTCATCCTTTCTTTAACCTACATTTGGTAACGACATACCGCTCCAGTTCTGACCATCCCAATTTCCAGAATATTCCCAAACGTGATGAGGAATCTATGCAGATTTGTCGTAAAGCATTATTTCCACGTCCAGGTCATCAATTACTCGAGATAGACTATTCGGGACTTGAAGTCCGTATTGCTGCCTGTTATCATAAGGACAGTACAATGTTAGACTATATAAACAATCCTAAGAGTGACATGCATGCGGATATGGCTAAACAAATCTTTATCATAGATAAATTTGATAAAAACATTCCTTCTCATTATACATTGCGACAGGCTGCTAAAAATGGATTTGTGTTTCCAGAATTCTATGGTGACTATTATAAAAAATGTGCAATAAACATGGCATGTTCCTGGGGGAAATTGTCACAAGGGAAGTGGGGGAGAGGGGAAGGGATTGAAATAGATACAAAAGAGTTTACTTTGTCAGATCATTTTATAAGTAAAGGGATTAATTCATTAGATAAATTTTCTGAGCATGTTAAAAAGATTGAGATTGACTTCTGGGAAAATAGATTCTCTGAATATGCCGCTTGGAAGGATCGTTGGTATAATGCCTACAGGAAAAACGGTTATATTGATTTATTAACAGGATTTCGCTGTCAGGGAATCATGGGTAGGAATGACTGTATAAATTATCCTGTACAGGGTGCAGCATTCCATTGTTTATTGTGGAGTTTTATTAGGTTAGATGAACTTATAAGAAGTGAAAAACTTGATAGTCGATTGGTTGGGCAAATACATGACTCCATTTTACTTGATGTAGCACCCGATGAGTTAGAGTACATTCAAGAGATGGCTCACAAAATAACTTGCTTTGAATTACCTGAGACTTGGAAGTGGATAATTGTACCATTAGATGTAGATATGGAAATAGCTCCAGTAGATGGTTCATGGGCAGAAAAGGAAAAATACAGTTTTAAATGAAATTCGTATAATATATAAAATAACAGTATGAGTCTATATCTTAAATATCGTCCTGCTGAATTAGAACACCTTAAAGGGAATGCTGACATCGTTACCACATTGGAAGGGATGTTGGAAGATCCTGATGATTGTCCACATACCTTCTTACTTCATGGTCCTACAGGATGTGGTAAAACAACCATAGCAAGGATCATAGCAAACAGGTTAGGTTGTAATGGTACTGATTTACAAGAAGTGGATTCTGCTCAGTTTCGTGGGATAGACACAGCAAGGGAAATAAGGAGTCAAAGTAATTACATGGCACTAGAAGGTAATTGTCGTGTATGGATTATTGATGAGTGTCATAAGATGACTAATGATGCTCAAAATGCTTTGCTTAAAATACTTGAAGATACACCAAAGCATGTCTACTTTGTTTTATGTACTACTGAACCTCAGAAACTCATTGCTACTATAAAAGGCAGATGTAGTATATTTCAAGTTAAACCATTAGGTGAGCAGGATATGTATCATTTGCTACGTAAGGTGGCAACCAAAGAGGGTGAACAACTTACCAGAGAAGTATATGATATAATAATTCGTGACAGTCTTGGACTTCCCAGGAATGCTTTACAAACATTGGAACAGGTATTGAGAGCATCACCTGAACGTAGAGTAGAAATTGCTCAACAGGCAGCAGCTGAACAATCCCAATCAATTGAATTGTGTAGGATATTGTTGAAAGGGGGAACTTGGAAAGAGGTAAATACCATATTAAATGGATTGAGAGATCAGGACGCTGAAAGTATTCGTAGAGTTGTACTTGGCTATTGCCAGGCAGTATTACTCAAAGGTGATGTGTATAGGGCTGGATTAATTCTTGAGGAATTTATTACTCCATTTTATGACTCAGGATTTCCACAATTAGTGTATGCATGTTATTCTATAATTAAAACCAAATGATATGACACCAACAGATGTAAGAATGAAGTATAATAAGGAAACAGGAAATGAAACCTATCCTTCTATAAATTCAGAACACGATTATGTAAAATGGTTGGAAGAGGAACTCATTAAAGCCTGGGAAGATATTGCAATCGGACTTAATAAACAAATATAATATGAACTACCAAGAGGACATAAGGATTGATGAGACTGCTCTTGACGTAGAGTGGTTGGAACAGGCATCACTTGCTATGAAATATGGTAAGTATTATGCCTTAGCACGTCGACGGTTTATAGAAGCGGAAGAGAAAGTAAAGGTTGTCAGGGCTGAGCTTATAGCAGAGGCAAATGCTAACCCTGTTAAGTGCTGTAAAAAGGACAAACCTAACGCGGCTGATATCGAAGCATATTATCGAAATGCTAAACGTCACAAAGACGCGAAAGAGGAGTGGGTAACAGCACAGTATGAACTTGACATGGCTGAGATAGCTAAGAACGAGATTGGCTTTACCAGGAAATCTGCCTTAGAGAACCTGGTAAGACTGCACGGACAGCAGTATTTTGCTGGTCCAAAGGTTCCCAGGGATATTGAATGGGAACGGAAAGCATTTGATAAGAAAGTGAATGCTGGTGTATCATCAAAGTTATCACGTAAACCTAAAATCGTATGATACTTGACCTAATATGTTTTGTAATTGTATCACTTGCCATAATTTACCTGGGAAGTAGGTTACAAATGAGAGCCTGGTTAAAAGAACTTGATATTCATTTGGGTAAAAAGTTTGTTGATTTTATTAATACTAAAAAGAAAGAAAATGACAACAAAGAAGAAAAGTAATTTCGCTGGAAAGGTAGGAGCCAATGCACAAAAGAAAGCACAAACTGGTGCCTCCTACGGTCACTTAAGACTTCCAAAAGGTGTGGGTGTATTTGCACCCGATCCTGATGGAAGGTATAAGTTGGATTTTTTGCCTTATGTCGTTACTGATCCAAAACATATGGACAGGGATAAGGAACTTGGTGTTGCTATGGTTGGGGAAGTTTGGTGGAAGAAACCCTACAGGCTTCATAGGAATGTTGGTTCCTCTGATGATGCTGAAGTTTGTTTGGCTACAATTGGTAAGAAATGTCCTATATGTGAATACAGGGCTAAACGTGTCAAAGAGGGTGCTGATAAAGAAGAATTACAGTCAATGAATTCTTCACTCAGGAACCTTTACATTGTTATTCCACTTGATTCTAAAAAGCATGAAGAGAAGATTCACATCTTTGACATGAGCGATTGGAACTTCCAAAAACTTTTGACTGAAGAGTTAAAAGAGGATGACACCAAGGAAATATTCCCAGATCTTGAAGAAGGATTAACAGTAAAGGTAAGATTTGAAGCTGCTACAGTTGGTAAGAGTAAACCATTTGCTGAAGCAAGTCGTATTGACTTCCTGGAACGTGAGGAAGGGTATGATGAAGCAATGCTTGATAAGGTACCAAACCTTGATGAGATATTACACATACTTTCGTATGATGAACTTGCAGCTAAATTCTTTGAGACTGAAGGAGAAGAAGAGGGTGGTAAGGTAAAAGAGGTTGAAGAAGAGGAAGAGGATGAGGATGAAAAGCCTGTAAGGAAACATAAGGTTCGTGAAGAGCCGGAGGAAGAAGAGGAAGATGATGAACCCGTTCGTAAAAAGAAACGTCCTGTACCAGTTGAAGAGGAGGATGAAGAGGAAGATGAGAAACCAGTAAAGAAGAAAAAACCTGCACCGGTTGAAGAAGATGAAGAGGAAGAGGATGAAAAGCCTACTCGTAAACATTCCACACCTGCTAAAACCTCTGGTAAGGACAAATGTCCACACGGTCACAAGTTTGGAGTAGACCATGAGGAATATCCAGAATGTGATGATTGTAAACTTTGGGACCTGTGTCTTGAAGAGAAAGAGAAGTAATTATGCCAATATTAAGTGTTGACAAAAAGAAGATGGATAACCGACTCGTGGGGGTATATTTGCCTCCACGAGTATTTCGTTATCTTACTCTTTTCACATTGGCAAAAGGAATGACAAAATCTAAATTACTTATACTATTGATTGAAGATTGGATGAGAAATGTAAATGTCAATGGAAAAGAAAGCAATCTCATCCAAGAAATTGTTATTCGTGCTAACCGGGAGTGGAAAGAGAAGAAGAAAGCACATCCAAGGGCAAGTCATAATGAGTTTAAAACAAAATTGGAAACAGAACTCCTTGATAAGGGATTGCCTCAGAAGCAAGTTGATACAATCTTAACACAGATACAAGATGGAAAGAACTAAGAAACCAGAGTCATTAAGTTCACAAATGCAACGAAAGGTAGCAACAAGTGGAAAAGAAAAATATACAGAATTTGAAGGACACTTTGGAGGGAACAATATTTCAACAGGTAGCACGCTCCTTGACCTGGCGATTAGTGGTGGACGAGTCAGGGGAGGAGGTTTGCCAAGTGGAATCCTCGTTGAGATATTCGGACCAAGTGGAAGTGGGAAAACCGTACTCTTATCTGAAATTGCGGGAAATATTCAAGCTAAAGGTGGGGAAGTTAAGTTTCATGATCCTGAAGCAAGACTAAACCAACAGTTTGCTAAGATGTTTGGGCTTGAGTTAAAAGAAGGGGATTACCATAGACCTGATACCGTTCCAGAGGTTTTTAAAGAAGTAAGAAATTGGGAACCTGAAGGAAAGAAAGATACAGTACATGGTATAATGGCTGATTCCCTTGCTGCCCTTTCTACTGATATGGAAATGGGGAAAGATGAAGGTGATAAAATGGGTATGAGACGTGCTAAGGAATTCAGTGAGGAATTAAGAAAAACTTGTCGTATCCTTGCTCAAAATAATTTCCTAATGGTTTGTAGTAACCAAGTAAGAGTGAATGTTGACGCTGGACAATGGGCTCCTAAATATTCAACACCTGGTGGGGAAGCAGTTGGTTTCTATTCCAGTTTAAGACTTCAAACATCTATTACCAAGAAGATTAAGAAAGAAAAAACATATCACGGGAAAGCCATTAGTCGTATTATTGGAGTAGAGATTGATATTACTGTTTTCAAAAACTCTATTTGGAAACCGTTTCGTGTTGCTCCTCTTACCATTATATTTGATTATGGTGTGGATGATATACGACAGAACCTTCAATTTGTTAAAAACTTTTCCAAGAATGCATTCTATTCTATAGGTGAAGAAAAACTGGATAAAGAAATGGATGCCTCAATAGCCAAAATTGAGGAGGATGGACGTGAAGAAGAACTTCGTCAAGAAGTAATTTTATTGTGGGATAAAATTGAATTACAGTTTGACAGTCATCGTAAACCTAAGAGAGGATAATATGGAACGAACTATTCATCAACAGAGGGAACTCATTATCCTCACCAACGATCCAAGTATTACTGCCTGGGGATTTGCTGTACTTAATGGTAGAGGTGACATACTTGATTCAGGTTGTATTAAGACTTCTCCAGAACAAAAGAAACGTCGTATTCGTAAATCAGATGATACTTGTCGTAGGGTAAGTGAAGTAAATCAACGACTCTTAGGACTGATTAAAAAATGGAAAGTCAATTACATTTTATCTGAATTACCTCACGGTAGTCAAAATGCTTCAGCTGCAGTTATGATTGGTATTACAACTGGTATTGGACAAACCATATCAGATGCCTTAGGAATAGCAATTGAATGGTACTCTGAGGGTGACAGTAAGAAGGCTGTTCTTCATAAACAGTCCGCTACCAAAGGGGAAATGGTAAATGCTATTTGTAAACTGTATGGTAATAAATGGAGAAAGAATGTAAAATATATTGATGAGGCAGTCGCTGATTCATTAGCCATACATTATGTAGCAAGTCTTGATAGCCCAATCTTAAAATACATGAAACGATGACACACGAAACATTTAAAAAGTTTAAATGGTACACTTACCATAATGGTGAGTTTACAAAGACATTCTTCTGTATTGACATAGATGGTGAATACCTTATGTTTGACAGAAGAAGAGGATATAGTCTTATTCAATGTAAACCAGCAACTGAAGAGGAAATTAAACAAGCCAAAGCTGAATTATGATTACTGAATTACATATCACAAACTTTCAATCACATGAAGAAACTCACCTTACCTTCAATCCAGGGGTTAATATCATCATTGGCCCATCGGACTCCGGAAAAACGGCAATTATACGAGCTTTGCAATGGGTTATTTGGAACAGACCAAGTGGAGATTCCATCCGTTCTCATTGGGGAGGTAAGACATCTGTTGAGCTTGTCACCGAAGAAGGTACAGTTCTTAGGATTAAAGATAAAGGTGATTCGTATGGGTTGACTATTGGAGGACGAAAAGATTTGGATTTCAAGGCTTTTGGTACTTCAGTGCCGGAAGAAATCACTCAGCTGCTTAATATCAATGAAACAAATCTGCAAAAGCAATTAGATTCTCCATTTCTTTTAAGTTTATCACCAGGGGATGTTGCTAAGCATTTCAATAAAGTTGCTAAACTTGATAAGATTGACACTTCATTACAAAACATCAATAGTGGGATAAGGGAATTAACTGCTGATATCAAATATGCTGAAGGGCAAGAATTAACTTTAACTGAAAACCTGGGTGATTTTGATCATCTGGAAAAGATGGAAGTGGAGATTGAGGTATTAGAAGGAATGGAAAGTAGATTAAGCAGTCAAAGGAAAATCAGAGAGAAGTTGATGGATTGGTGTTGCTCATATCAAGAAACAGATATGGCCATTGATGTTGAATCCGAATTACTTCAATATGAAGAACCTTTAAATAAGATATTTGAACTGAAAGAGCAATATGGGGATTTAAAGCATGATCGTTTAGCTTTACATCTTGTCATAAGTAATATTGAAATGACAGAAGAGGATATTGAAGATCAGCAAGACTTACTTTCAATAGAGACAAACGTTACAAATTTACTGGTCTTGTATAAAGAGGTAAACACGGCAAAATCCAATAGAAATCTCTTAAGCAAGGCTTTGGCAAATCTAAATAATATAAATAGTCGTCTCAGAACAGCAACGGCTGCTTTCGACGCATTACAAGGCAAGTTAAATCAAGTGAAGGTATGTCCTTTCTGTGGTAATAAAATCAATAAGGATGCAACGCACAAACATTAAAATACCAACAGCCATATTATGCTCTGATTTCCATTTACGGGAATCCACTCCTGTTTGTTATACTGGAGACTATCAAAAGGAGCAATGGAATTCTGTAGATTTTATTTCCAATCTTCAAAAGAAGCATCATTGTCCAATTTTTTTTGCCGGTGATTTATTTGATCATTGGAAACCAAGTCCCTGGTTATTAACAAAGGCTTCAGAACATTTACCAAATGATATTCTTGCAGTGTATGGTCAACATGATCTCCCTCAACATAATATAGATTTGGCAAATAAATGTGGTATGTGGAATTTAATGACAAATGGAAAACTTTCTATTTTACAGCAAGGGTATTGGGGATGGGAACCAGCAGGAGGGAAAGGTCTCATATGGAAAAATAGAGAAATTCTTATTTGGCATCATTTAACTTATCAACAGAAACCATTTCCGGGAGCCTCAGGTGGAATGGCATCAGGTGTATTAAGAAAGTATCCTCAATATGATTTAATAGTGACTGGAGACAATCATCAATCCTTTGTGGAAGAATATAAAGGAAGATATTTAGTTAATCCAGGATCTTTAATGAGGATGGATGCAGATCAAATAAACTTTAAACCTTGCGTATATTTATGGTACGCAGAGGATAATTCAATACAGCAAGTCTTTATACCTATAGTGCCCAATGTAATTACCCGTGCCCATATAGAGCAAGCGAAGCAGCGAGACTTAAGAATCTCTGCATTCGTGAGTAAGTTGGATGGAGACTGGAAAACCTCTATGTCGTTTGAAGAGAACCTAGATGAATTTTTTAAGACAAACAATACAAAAGAACCTATCAAACAAATTATTTACCAATCCTTAGAATAATGGAAACAGAATTAAGAAGAACCAATTTTCCCAAGAAACATCCAATTAGACGTGAATTGGAACAATATGTAATTGCTTGGAACACCTGCCTCAGAGAGGTTGTTAGTACGATGGATTGCATAACTTTATTAAGAAATGCCAATCCAACATACCGATCGGATTATGCATACCAGTTAAGAGATGCTGGGTTAATTACACCAGAGCAAGCAAAAGAATTTGTAAAACTCATAAGATGACACCACTTGATTTACTTCGTGAAGAATTGCTTAAATGGAAAAAAGCATTGAGCAAGTCATATACTTCATATGAAAGGAATGAAATAACCCTTGCCGAGCATGAAACACATAGGGAAAATCTTGAACCTAAAATTCAAGAGTATAAAGATGCAATTGAAACCTTACAAATATTTGGACGATGACAGAACAAGAATTGCTTGATTTAAAAGAAAAGGTTGATGAGGCAAAAACCACCGTCTCTGAACTCACAGGACAAAAGACAGCCTTAATGAAACAACTCAAAACTGATTGGGATTGTAAAACCATTGAAGAAGCTGAGGCTAAACTTGCAACTATGGATAAGAATATTTCCATACTTGAGAAGAAGATTGAAAGAGGTGTAAAGGAACTTGAAGAGAAATACAATGATCAAGGAACTGAGGAATAGGCTGGAACAGCAAAAGGGACAGGCTTTTCAAATACAGAAGTCCTTAACTGAAGTTAAAGAACAACTTACTATCAAAAGACGTTCCCTGATACGGCATGAGAAAGCTCGTGAGATTGTTCGCCTTGTAGGATTGGAAACACAAAAACAACTTCAATTTCACATCTCCGATATAACATCCCTTGCCTTGGAAGCAGTATTTCCAAATCCTTATGAACTCAAAGTTGAGTTTGTTCAAAGGAGAAACAAGACTGAATGTGATTTGTATTTTGTTAGAGATGAAAACAAGATTGATCCATTAACAGCAAGTGGTGTGGGGGCAGTGGATGTGGCAGCATTTGCTTTAAGAATTGCCAGTTGGAGTATGGCAAGTCCTCATTCAAGAAATACAATTATACTGGATGAACCATTTCGTTTCTTAAGTGAGAATTATCAAGAACGAGCTTCAACTATGTTGAAAGAGATATCAGAAAAACTCAATATCCAATTCATTATTGTTACACATGAACAGGTATTGACAAGTTATGCTGATAAGATATTTGAAGTAAGTATAAGAAAAGGAAAAACAACGGTAAAATAATTGAACTATGGAAACATTCATCAAGGTTTACATTCGCTCAGAGAGAACTAACTAATATAAACAATTAAAATCTAAAAAAATGAATCCAAAAATTAATGAAATTGTAATTGACGGAACAACCTATGTTCCAAAGGGCAGTGAAGTAAAAGAAGCTACTGGCGATATTAAGATTGTAATCCTTCAGAGGGGATGGGTTTACATCGGTAGGTTTGAAAGAACAGGTAATGACTGCAAGCTCCATAATGCCTATAACATCCGTTCATGGGGTACTACAAAAGGACTTCCCGAACTTGTTAACGGCGCAACAAGAGATACCAAGCTCGACAAATGTGAGGGAGTTGTTGAATTTGATTGGTTAACCGTTATTCACACTATCTCTGTAAATTCAACCAAATGGACTCTGTAAGAATTGCAGCCAATTTTGAGGATTCTCAGAATACTCACGGCAACGGCAACGGCAACGGCTACGGCTACGGCAACGGCTACGGCTACGGCGACGGCTACGGCTACGGCAACGGCAACGGCTACG